TACCATGCACTTCCGGACGATGTTCAACAATCCTAACGTATTCAAAGGCAAGTTCTTTGACGTTGTAGGATTCGAAGAAGGCGGGGAATTCAAATACCTCAACAAAGGCTTTTCTGCAACTGCAGCCGGCATGAAGGTAGGTCTTGACCTAGTCGGCGTTCCATTTGTATACGGAACTTCCGGAAAAAGCGGCAGTAAAGATTTCCGGGATATGTGGCACGATGCCGATGCATACAACCTGATTCGGGCGCCTATCTGGGGACCGCGGATGATGATATCCGGATTTGTTGGATCTACCGGAGTCAATGGAAAGGTGCACGAGATCACACCGAACATCGATCGCATGCAGGAAGAACTTGGCTTAAGCCGCGAGCAGGTTCTGGGATGCGAGGATATCGAAAAAAACACGGAAAGGATCATCGAACGCCGAAAGGAGCTTCAAAAAGCTAACAACCGAGAGCTTTACCTGGAATCGTTTCTTGACTTCCCGCTCAACGAGCGCGAAGCACTGATGAACGTTGCGAGCAATCACTTCGACAAAGAAGCTTTGGCTCAGCAGCGATTTTTTTTGATGCAACAAAAGTATCCGCTGTATGGTCGATATGTGCTTGAATGGGCCAAAAATGCGGATAATACCATTGACTTGAATAAGGTCCACTTGCGCGAAGCAACCGATCGAGACCAGGAAGGAGAAGTAGTTTACATCCGAAAGGACTGCTTGACCAGCCTGCACACTTTGGGCTACAAGAGGGCTTACGCAGCCGGCATCGACAGCTATGATCAGGACAACTCAATGACATCCAAATCACTGGGCGCCATGGTTGTATTTGCCAGGAAAGGACATCCATACAAAAACATTGAAGGTCAATCAGTTGGAAATAAGCGAATTCCTGTTTTGATTATACGAAACCGCCCACGGAGAAAAGAGACGTTTTACGATAACTGCCTGAAAGCCAGTGTGTATTTTGGAATTGTGGGTATGGTAATGGTTGATGCTCACAAGCCGATGGTAATGGAGCATTTCAAAAACAACGGTGGTCGAAGGTTCTTGGCAAAAAGGCCATTGTCGTTCGAATCGGATGAAAGTGAGCAGCGTCATGACTTTGGTATCATGATGACGCAAAGCCCCAAAAGCAAACCGCAGGCCTTGTCTATGCTTCAGACGTACGTCCTGGACGAGATTGACGAATGCTATTTTGATATTGCCATTGAAGAACTTTCCGGATATGACGAGCTGGTCACAGACTCGGACTTTGACCTGGTTGATGCCATGCTGTGCGGGATAGCCTGTGATATCGATATGAAGCTCGCAAAGGTTCAGAAGCCAACTGATAAGCCGGTAATGGAACAACAATGGGTCTATAACCAGCAGTCAGGCACGTATCAATTGAAACAAGTCGCAGTGTATCCTTCCAGCAAGGATGATGAACAAGACAAAGAGCAACGGTTCAAAGACCCGTTCATGGAAATGCTTCGATCCGGGGCTTTTCAGTAACCGTTTTTTTTTAAATTAGCCGCATGAGCGACTTCCCTACGTCCACAGCTGCGCCCTCATATTTTCCGGGGCACAAGATGTACGACATGCCACCGGACAAGATGACGCGGGAGCAGTATCAGCGTATGATCGGTGAGCAGTGCTTGGAATACGCCATACATCGGTTTTCTCAGTTTCGCGCACGGCAAATTCAGAAGATGAACTCATTGTACAATCGATACAATGGCGTCATCAATGAAGTCGAATTCAACCACATCAATAAGACCTACAATTCGGACAACCTGGTTCGTTACAAAGACTACCGTCTTGCAAAGAATAAGATTGACCTCTTAGTAGGAGAATTTTTGCTGAGAGAACGCATGTTCAAGGTGTTCTCTATGAACCCTGATGCGCGAAGTGAACTCATTGACAATTTCCACTTTCAGATTGGACTGAAAAACGTTTCTTCAGAGATAGGAAAGCTGCGCAAAAACGGCGTTCCCATACTTGACGGAATGGAGCCTTTGCAAATGGATGATGATGCCATATTTGACATGCTATCATCTAAGCGCAAAAACAATGTGATCATGCAGCTCCTTCTCGAAAAAGGAATGGAGCAGGAGGACATCTTTGTCAAGCTGGCATCAAATCTGAAAGACATAGCAATCTCTTCGGAATGCTACGGGAAGGTTTACATTGACGCTGCCGGCTATACACGATACCGGGAAATCGATCCGCGCGATCGCTTGGCAGAAGAGACGGATCGAGATCCTTTTCTGCTTCGTTCGCCTTATCTGGGCGAGCGCCGGCTGATGTTCCCTCACGACATTTATGCCAACTGGGAATTTACGCCACAAGAGAAAAAAAAGCTCGAAGAAGATATTGCAAATTTCCGGGGGTCGAGCAGCAATGGAACCGCAACCATAAGTCGATACAACGGATTTCAATGGGTCGCCAATCAGCTCCAGGTTGAGACATACACAATCGAATGGTTGGCAGTTGAGCCTGTGATCATTAAAGAGACTCCGCGGAAGCTTGGCGGCGTTCTTAAAAGCGAAATGAGCTTTGACTACTACCAGCGGAAAGGAAAACAGATCCGCAATGAAGTCAAGAACGGCAAGTACAAAATCCGTGTTTATCCATTGGCTTACTTGTGGGAAGCCTCTCGGATAGGTCGCTCAATCACCAAAAATGTACGAGTCGTTCCGGATCAAAGCCGCGATAATTCAAACCCGTTTTTAGCAAACTACTCATACAAATCGCTCGTATTTGGTACTCACGACGGAGTCCGAATATCAGTGCTAAATGCGCTGGACCACCTGTCTGAACTTTACAACCTCACTTGGTTAAGTATCCGAAGGGAACTCAACAAAGCCAAAGGAAAGCTGCTGGCTTACAACCGGGCCATGTTGCCTGCGGGCAAACAAATTGAGCAGGTAATTGGTCGGATGGTAAACGATAGTATTATCGATCTTGATACATCAACTGATCAGGCTCAATTCAGTGGCGGCGCTCAATCGTTGGCCAATTTTCTTAAAGAATTCGACCTGGGTCTTTCCCAAAATTTCCCACAGATGCTTGAATTAAAGCGGGAAATTGAACGTACAAGCGAAGTTTTGATCGGCGTAGGCGGGCCCAGGGAGGGCCGTACGCCGGCAAGCATGACGGCTACCAATGCGGTCAACCAGATCCAAATCAGCCGAACCAGTACGGAATACTTGTTTACCATGCATCACCAGTTTTGCAAAAAGGTCATTAAAGACATGTTGCAAAAGCTGAAGATCACCTATGGCCAGCATCATCCGGAAGAAGCGCGTCGACTGCTTGGAGACAAGATGGCTATGTATCTCCAAAACACAAAAGAGTTGTTTCTTGACGACTGGGATGCTTACATCACTGATGGTCGCAAGGAAATGGAGATCCGTGACATGATGCGCGAGTGGTTCCCGCAGGCGGTAAATGCCGGTGAGCTGCGTGTAGAAGATGCCATGGAGGCAGCCATGAAAGAATCGATTGACATGGCGATCGGCGTATTGCGAAAAGGGCGACAGCTCATGGAGCAACAACGCCAGCAGGAAGCCCAAATGGCAAGCCAGGAAAAGCAAAACATTACGCAAGCTCAGCTTGGCGCCGCTGCAGAACAAGCGGATAAAGAGCGAAAATTCAAAGTGTTCATGGAAATGCTCAAAGCGCTGCTCGAGCAAGGCAAGATTACTCAGCAGGCAATGAATGACTATACCGTAATGGCCCAAGAAATGATCGGAACTCAGCCGGAAGCCAGTAACCAAATGGAGATGATAGGATGAAAGAATATGCTTCAATCTGTGGCTTCTTAGTGTGGATGCAAACGTCCATCAAACTGACCCATTGGTCTCAGAAAGGCATTGGTTCAGAAGCAAGGCATGAAGCATTGGGTGATTTGTATCAAACCCTCGATGGAAAAATAGACCAATTGGTAGAGTCGTTGCAATCCTATGCCGGGATTCTTGAATTGCGCGTCCCCGAAGCCGCAACAAAAGCAAAAGACCACGCTGAAACGCTAAAATTCTTGGAAGCAATTCGAAGCCAACTTAAAACTTTCAAAGTGAACATTGCCCAAATGTCTGAAATTGCAAACCTGTATGAAGAGATCATACTTGCAGTCAGCCAAACTATTTACAAAATCAAAATCTTGTCATGAGCAAAATACGCATTCCAAACAGAAACATGGGTTCCCTGATGGGAACCGTAAAAGCAGTAGTCATTGACAAGACTGCAAAACCGGTTGATGAATACAGTTGGGATGTCCCGCCAGACAATCGTCCTTCATTTCAGCTCAACGGCCGAGATTTTCCGGCAGTACAGAATTGGAAGGTAGGAGAACGATATAAGCTGGAAATTGAAGTTGAAATGACTTCATCCAAAGCTGTTGACACCAAAGGAGGCAATACAATTGTTGCCAACTTTCGAATCAACACGATCAAAGAAGAAGAGCCGTATGAAGGCCAACAATAAGAAACCATGAAAAAACTGTATCGCTACTACAACGCCGGCCCGGGAGCTGGCGAAAGCGGTGGAGCTGCTGCACCTGCAGCTGAAACCCCGCCAGCAGGCAGTGAGTCTGCAAGTCAAGGTCAACAACAACCTGGAGGTAACGGAATCACTTCTTTTGCAGAATTGGATCTCCCTCCGGAAGCTACCATTGACGACATCGAACGTGTGCTTAAATCAGGAGCGCCAGCAGAAAAGAAAGAAGGAGATAAAAATGGAGAAGGAGAAATCCTGAAAAACCCGCCTAAAACAGAAGCTGGCGAAGAGTTTGTTCTGGACATCAAAGAAGATTTGGGTGAAGCGGGTTCAGAAAATGACTCCGCAGAAGCCACCTGGATTGACATGAGCACTGCACTGGAGCTTGAAGCTCCGGAAGAAGATAGCTTTGACGGCTTCAAAAGCGCGTACCAAAAAAAGCTTGATGCAGTTAAAGCCGAAGCCCGGGAAGAAGGGAAAAAGGAATACACCGAAAAGATTGCAGCAATGTCGCCGGAAGCCAAAGCTTTGTTTGACTTCTTGCTCATCGAAGGCAATACCGTTAAAAACTTCATGCAGCCGACTCGTCAAATCGACGAGTACTTAGCCATGGATGATGAGGCGCTGATTCGTGCAGACCTGAAAGCCAGGAATTACGACGAAGAAATGATCAACGCTAAGTTGGACGAGCTGAAGCTTGACAACAAAACCAAGATTCATGCGTATGACATACGCAAAACGCTGGAAGTAATTCGCGCCAAAAAAGAAGAGCAGATTGTAAGTAATGCTCGAGCAGCACTTCAAGCCAAAGAACAGCAAAAGCTTGAAAAAGCAAAAAAAGAGCTCGAAGATTTCCAGGGGGCACTCACCAAGCAAAACGATCTTTGGGGAGTTCCCGTTTCGCCAAAAGCAAAAGAAGTTATCTTGCAGCGGTTCAAGGCCGGCCAATATCGCACGCGATTGGAGCAGGACCCTGATCTGGCAGCAGAAATAGCCTTACTCATTGAATTCAAGGATTCTTTAAAAAGCCAACTACTCGGAAACGCAAAAACCGAAGGAAAGGAATCGCTGTTGAAAAAGGTTCACGCCGTGAGTCTCGGACAGCAGTCGTCTGCCTCCGGAAAGCCATCCGATGACAAGTTAGAAGGCTTTGACGTGTGGGAACAAAAACTCGCCGAAGAAAAAGCATCCCAAAAAGGAGAATGAGCATGAGGCAACCCCCCTCAATTACATCCTTCAGGTGCGCAACACTCAAAACCTGTTGTAAACCATGAAGATTCAAACGATCCAAGGGAAGTGGGACGATACCTGTACCCAATCCAACAACCTGACGGAGAACGCGATTAAAAAACCGTATCTCCGCGAAATCATGGAGTATGCTGACGGCCGCGCCCTCAGCACGCTCATCGTATCCGGCGCAAAAAGTCCCTGGGACTTGCGTACCGGTGACACCGACGCGATCAAGACCCAAATCGGCAAGATTCCGGATGGCCACCAAATCGGCGATCACGGTATGCGCTACAAAGTCATGGGCCGTATCCAGGCTCCGGCGGTCGTCGTAGCACAGGTCGGCAGCACCAATGCTGACGGAACCTTTGTGCTGACCATGAAAGACCAGCAGCTCTATCCGGGCCAGATGGTCAAATTCTACCGCGACAATTTCTATGCTCGTGTCCAGGGTCAGCCTGTGCCGGCAGCCGGTGGCTGGAACTATGTGTTCCGTAACACCAGCGAACTGTTCGACGCAAACGTGCATCTGCATCCGGTAGGCGATAAGCTCGCTTTTGGTGCATACACCTCGTACTCCGAAGCCTCCCTTCGCGGTTACAGCCGTTCGTTTTACCCGAGCGAATTCATCAACCACATGACCATCCAGCGGAAAACCGTTGCCATCACCGGCAGCGCGCTTACCGATGTCATCTGGTACACCGCAGAAAACGTCAAAGGCTGGCGTTACGAAAAAGAAGTCCAGGCCAAGCTTCAGTTCATGATGGAGAACGAGCATGCCAAGTGGGACGGCCAAAGCAACATGAAGAACGCTGACGGTTCCCTGCGGACTTCCAGCGGAGAAATCGATCCGGAAACCGGATATGAGATCATCCGTGGTGATGGCGTTCTGCCGCAAATCCAGGGCGGTAACGATGCATTTGGATCCGGCGCTGAAGGCCTGCAGACCATCGATGACGTCCGTGACATGATGAAGCAGCTGGAAAAGCGTACCAACCAGACCAACGGTGCTACCTGGTACGTTGTGACCGGTACCGATGGCTTCTATCATGCCCAGGATCTCCTGCGCGATTACCACGTCAACTTCATGGGGGGGCGTACTACCACCTCTCCCAATGGCGCAGTAGGCGGTCCGGAAATCGAAGTAGGTGCCAACTTCAACACCTTCAACATCGCCGGCAACAAGCTGATCTTCGTCAAAAACGTGGGTTGGGACGATCCGTACAAGTGGTACGAGGTGAACAACTACAACAAGTCCGTTCGCGGTAACATGTGGCTGTTTCTCCATCCGGGCCAGGTGGACCGACCCAACATCGAGATCATCAGCAAAGGTGCCTATGGCATCAATCGCTCGATGGTTGAAGCGTACCTCAACGGTCTGACTGGCGGAAGCGAAAAGCCGCTGCACTCCGTGGATGCCGTTTCCTTCGAAATGCTGAAGGAAGACATGATCGTCATCTACAATACGATGGCGTGCGGCATACTCAACGCGTCCTAATGAGAAGACGGGGGTTTCGGCCCCCGCTTCTTTCTTTAATGCCCTGGTGCTCAACTATTAACAACAACAGCCATGAAAAAATTCATTCAACCCCTGGTGGTTGATAATACTCCGGTGGTCGACTTAAAAGCAGATCCGTATATTCAACGGGAAGGCATTGTTACGCTGATTCCCGCAAAAAGCAACAATGACAGAACGCTGAGTTTCACCTTTACCGGTTTTACCGGAAAGCACTACAAAACGGGTGAAACGATGTGGTTTGGAGATGTTGTTAAAGTCAACGATGATGGATCCTACAAGTTCCGAAGGATCACCATTACTGACGTACGGGAGTTCAACCTGAACAATCCGCAAGATGCTGCAGAATGGCACATCATACGGCATCACAGCAACGTCAAAGGCTCGCCAAACGAGCGAAGCGCTACGTGGAAAGTCATCGATCGCTTTGAAGAAGCTCGCCAAAGCTTGCAACAAGGCCAGGAGCTCCGCAATTTCATCGACAAGATTCTGAACATGTCGGGCGACCAGGTCAAAGATCTGGGCCGGCCGTTCAACCTGAATGCAGAATTCAACCCGGTCGATGTCATTCGTGGAGAGCTGATTCGGATTGCAACTACCAATCCCAACCGCCTGGCAAAGTATTTCAAAGACAAGGACTACTTTGCATCTATGTCGGTTCTTCACCGGTGCCTCGCTGCTGGCAAAGTGCGCAACGAGCCTTCACGCGGATACATCTTCAATGATCGTATATACTTGGGATCGAGCGAACAGGAAGCCGTGGAAAAAATGAAACAGGAAGCCGACCTGTTTCAGCAGATGGATGTGCTCAGCCGAAGTGTCATGAATCAAAATGCGGGCGATAAAACACCAAAAAGTCCCGTAGATCCTCCAGAGAAAAAATCGGTAGACCCTCCGAAAAAAGAAGAAGCGCCGGCCGGCGACAATGGCGGCCAAACTGCATCTGAAGTCATGTCCGGCGATGATTTTTAACAGCTAAGCCATGAACCTACTGGAAATGCACGACCGGATTGATGCGTACCTGGACAGGCCGCGATCACCGCGCTACACCAGAGCCATCCGGGACAAAGCGTTGAATACGGCGATTGATCAGTTCGTCAAAGATCGGTACGACAATATCAAACGGGATCCTCGAGGATACTCTTTTGAGATTGTTGAACGAGTCCGCGAAGAGCTGTATACTATTGTGGAAACGGATTATCCGATTGCCATTGTTGGCAATACAGCCCCAACCCCTCCTGGCTTTCTGTACCACATAATCACATACATCAACACATCAGCCGGTCGTGTGCTTTCAGTATTGAAGTCGTACGTTGAAAACGACTTGACGGCTAACAGCTTTACAAAACCAAAGCCGAGCCAGCCTATTCATCGAAGGACCAGTACCGGGTTCAAATTTGAAGTAGGATATCCTGCGCTGTTTAACGGCAGCGGAGAAATGACCTACGTCAAAAATCCGGATAAGGCTTTTTGGAACGAAACGCCGATAAACCCCGGTCCAGCAGCTCTTACCATTGGGGCAACGTATTACGTTGTTTCCGGGGCGCCAATCCATGCCGGGACAGCATATTCGCCCGGGCAGGTATTTACTGCTGTTGGTACTGCATATACCGGCGGCGTACTCAACCGGATCACTGGAAGCAATCTTCCTGAAAGCACTCATGAAGAGCTGTGCAAAATCGCTGCCAGCATAATTAGCGGCAGTTTTGAAGATTACAATAAGTCGCAAAATATGAATGCAGAAACTCAAAAAGCTTGATGCATTCAAAAAAACGGCTACATTTGCTTATCCCCAAAGATGGGGGTTTTGTTTAACCTAAAAACCCAAAGTTCAAATGCAAAGAAAAGACTTCGGCGGAGAAGTAGCCTTCTCTCTGCTTAACGCTCCGGTAGCCGGAGACGTTGTACAGGCAAACGGGCTGAACGCCATTACTGGCTTGCCCACCTTCAAAGACGCGGACTACAAAGGGTACGTCCGGGAAGATCCGGTTGCAGAAACCAAACAGGTCGTCACGGTCAACCTGAGCACGGCAGTAGCCGCCAGTGGCAAATACCGCCTGAAAATCGGCTCGTATGCCAACCGGGAATTCGAACACATGGGCGTGCTGAAAACGTTCGGATACACTGCTCCTGCAGTTCTGACCGGAACGGCTTCGCTCGACGAGCACAACATGTATGTCAAGCTCGCCAAGGACATCAATCGCAGTTTGCCCAAGCTGGTAAATGCGTATCCCCTGGTAACGCTGACGCATGCTGCCGGTACTTTCGTAGTAGGCGAAGTCCTCACCGGAGCAACTACCGGTGCAAAAGGCATTGTAGTGTCGTCTTCCAGCGGCACCTGCCAAGTCGCTCTGACCACCCTCGACCCGTACAAGATCTTCACGGGTACGGAGAACTTAGATGACGAAAGCAATACCGGTCCTTTCGCCATGAGTGGCATTACGCTCGGCGTAGGCCTTCGACTGGCAGACACCGGCAAATACTTCGATCCCAAGGAAATCAAAAACGGCGCAACAGTTGTGCGTGCAGATGTCGGCTTCTCTGCTTCGGATATCACCGTCACCACGGCTGCTGTGTATTCTCGCGGCCAGGGAGCCTGGCTGCTCGGTCGTGTCCCGGTACTGGAACGGACGAGCGGAAACCTGGCATCCGGGGCTTTCGACATGGCGACCAACCAGACGCCAGATCCCACGGCCTGGTACTACAAGTACATCCTCAACATCGAGGTGCCGATCAACCCCAGTGCAAGCCAAAACAGCATGCAAACGCGTAAATATTCTTACGTCGTATGGGCGAAAGGCGGCGGTACTGTCGGCTCGCCGACGGCCCCAACGGCATTTAACGCTGCAATTGCAGCCCTGTAAGCTGTTGGCTCAATTAATCAAAAAGGTGGTCGAATAGGCCACCTTTTTTTTATTTTTACCAAAACCCCTTTCGCATGTTGCCCATTTCTTTGAAGGACATTCGTTCGGACATCATACTGATTGCTTCACATTCTAAAGTGAGCAAAGACAGGCGATTTTGGAACGACCACATTGACTTCATGATTCACAAGCACCGGGCTATCGTGATCAATGAGGTTTTCAATCAGACCAAGATGATCGATCCGATTTGGATACAGGATCTCGGAAATCGAAACGTCACAACCATTGATAGTGCAGAAGAAGTGAGTATTGGATGCGTTGGGTGGACTTTTGGGAAGGTTGTGTTGCCTCGAGTTATGCCGTTGGCTGACAATGCAGGAGAAGTTCGAGTTGCATCTACCAGCCATCAAAAGACTTACTATCGCAGAGAAATTGCGTTTTTCTTAGAGCTTGATCCTAAAAGTCTTCAAGCCAAATTTGACACCTATTTTCGAATCGGAGACGCATTTTACCTGCATCCTGCTCCATCAGAAGCATCGTTCCGATTGATCCTAGACAATCCCATGCAGGGGGATTTCTTTGACAATACCGTGCAAAATTTCATTGAGCCTGATTTGGAATATGCTGTTTCAGACGGAGTAGTCCGATACAACGGCACCAACTATGCTCCTGGCAGCACATTCACTGGCGTGTTTGAGCAACGCACTTATACCGGACAAGGTCGGGTTTACTTCAAGGCCATGCGTAGGCCGATGAATGAAAACGACCCTTATCCCGTATCGTTTATCGTCGCGCGAGCAATCGTAGACAATATCCTTACTCGTGAATTGGAGATTGAATCGAAGAAAATCGCTGATATCAGGAATGACAATGCTGATCAGCTGTCCTTAACTCAAGCACTGCAGTCATGAGAATGATGCAAGAGACCATTGCTGGTCAATCGTTGATCAAGCCCTTAAACACAAAGAGCTTGGTTCGATATGCTCTTGGCAAGTCTTCAAAGTATGTCAATGCTACTCGTGACTACAAGAAGATCTGCAAGATCATGACGCTGTACTTCAAAATCATGTGGAAAGCTGTGCTTAATGGATACGAGTGGAGCATTCCCAATACCATGACGATACGAGTAGTGAGAAAAGTTCAGTTACATCCGCGTCGTTGGCACAACAAAAGCGTCCACAAAAAGAAGAACGAGTTCATGCAAAACAAACGTTCCGGGTTCTATTACGAAATCAAAATGGACTGTCCCGAAGCTAAGAATCAAAGCATGAAGCTGAAAGCGGCCAAAACTCCACGATACGAGCTGAACGAAATACTGAACAATACAGACAAAGAATACATCTTAATCGATGAAAAGCTTTAAGCACGTTTCTGTTCGCCAAGCAGTCACATTGGCTGCGGAAAACATGGGCCTGGAAGGTCAGCTCAACAAGTTGGTCCCGCTATTTACGTTGTGGGCAACTGAAGCTGAGCGAAGGATCGGCAGCTACACGCAGTACGAGGAAGATATTGTCGTGCTTGACGTACAAGATTGTTACAGCGAGCCACTTCCTTGTTCTGCTGTGGCTGTACTGGGCGTAATTGCAGGAGACAAAGGATGTGACTGTACGTTGCTTTTCAAAAATGCTTTCTCGAACTATTCTTCTCAATCCATTGCCCCAAATGCTCAGTATGGATTCTACGTGCTTGATGGAGGATCCATGCAGTGTACTCCAAATCTTCAATGGAGGATCACAGATGGCCGTATTCATTTTATCAATGGTACGTACCGGGCCGGAAAGATTACAGTAAAAATTCTTCGGCAGCAGGAAGAAGACGGTTTTATCAAGATAGTAGAGCATCACAAGTATGCGATTGCTGAATTCATTCGGTGGATGTGGATGAAGCGAAATCGCACTGATCCCAAAGGAAAGCTGTACTACCAAGGAGAAATTGCTGCTGCACAGCAAGAATGGTCCAGGTTGTGTGCAAATGCAACCGCAACGGACGGAGAGCCTACCCCTGACCAAATCAATTACATTCGCGCGCTTTACAACGATCCTACCAGCGGATTGGCTTACGCCTCCTGGATATATCAAGACCCGTACTACTATGCAAACAGAATTGTCTTTTGAGAAAGGAATGTCTCAGGATAGCTGGTTGCAGCCTCCTGGTACGTTTTACACATCAAGCTGTTTTTCTCTGGTGGATCCGGATCGGAATCTCTATGCGCTGAACAGTCACCGAGGAAACGAGCATGCGTTTTCACTTACCAAGAATTACCGGCCAGTAGGCGGCTGTGCACGAGGAAACTATATCGCCATTTTTGCTGCCAAGCCAGGACGTGCCGGCGGGGAAATCGGTCGATTGTCCTTTGATCGTGCACTTCGAACAGCCGCCTACACGCCGATTTACAACAACCAAGAGCTCCCATTTTTTATCGATCGGACCATCGAAAGCGACCTTTTTATTGAAAATGAAGAGATGGTTCGGCTGATCTGGACGGATCGGGTTCTTACGCCAAAAACGCTAAATTTTGCTGATTCTCGCTTTTATACCAACATTCCATCCGGATCTTTAATTGCCAGCACCGAATACATGGTGGTTTCGGGAGAGATCTTGTATAACGGCGTGACTTACGGGCCCAATGCAAGCTCAGGCTTGACTTCCTTCATTGCAAACGCGACAGCCATTTATGGTTTATTGAGCCTTTCTGCACTGGTCATCCAGCCACCTCCTTTGCGTATGATGGACTGGACTCCCGAAAAACAAACCGGCAACCTTACAGTCGTAGGGCCTATACCTGGCAATGTTCCATGTGGAACAGGAGTTTTTACCTACCAACTCATTGACGATCGCGGCGCCGCGTCATCCTGGTCGCCAGTAACCTTCCCAGTCCGGTTTGCCGGCCCGGATCCGGTCGGCTATACCTTCCAGGCATATCAGCAGCATCAAGGCCACCCTTTTGACACAAATTCCAGTCAGGGCGTACGGTTACGCGTAGACAGGATCGATCTGGGATACACAAGGATTCGAATCGCTTTTGTCCGGGGAACAGACTACCAGGTTTATGAACAGCCGGTAGTCATTTTTGATAGTGGAATCACCGGGTCGTCCATGACTTTTGATTACACCGGAGCAGAGCTTTTGGCTCAACTTACCGAAGAAGACATTCGGGAAATCAATGTGTTATTGAAGCGGGTGAAGTCTTTTACCATCATCAACAACCTGTTGATTCCTGCAAATATTTCGAAAGCCCAAGATGTGCGTTGGGATCCTTCAGCTGGCGTTACCGCAAAAAATATCGAGTATGAATGCCTAACCGACGTCATGAGCCCGGTGACTGCACTGAACGGACCTACTTATGGAGCCTGGGCGACGGCTGGCATTCCCGGGACAAGCGGAACTACATTTGACCGGATCTGGCCGGCACAATGGTACAAGGTTGTTGGTGGGCCGATCATATACTGCGGAACGACCTATTCTCCAGGGCAATATTTCAAAGGAATTCCAATTCAGACAAATGCGGCTGGCGAGCAATACACCAGTGCTTCCGGTGGTTTTGTAAAGCCGGTGATTCTGATCAAAAAATATGACAATTTGGGATCCCCTGTATATCAGGAAGTTGAGCTGAATAACGACTTTTATGATGGCAAAGGAATGACTGCCAGTCATTATGTCAGCAGCTTGTGGCGAGACGAAAAGTATCGTTACTTTCTTTACCTGACCGATGCTGCCGGCAACATAGGATACATGCGTTGGCTCCAGGACAAAACAGTGCCGGCACAACATAAGCTTGCTTCAGATATCGATCCCGACACCGGGCAGCCGATCGGCTTTGACATGGGGCTTGTAAAGCAGTATGCTCTTGGCCCGGCAGACTGGACTGCAGGCCGTGCACGCTGGACTGCCCGGCACATTGGAACTGAGTTTAACGGAATCAATTTCAACAACCTGTGTGCAGAATTGGGGATATCCTTGGCGGATTTGCCTAAATACTTCAGCGGTTTTGGAATAGCCAGATGCCCGCGAGACGGCAAAATCATTGCCCAAGGAATTATGTATCTGTGCACTGAAAGCCAGACCGGTTCACCAAGGACCATTTATCCAATTGGGACAGAAAAAGCGGGTGATGATGAAAACTATACTGTAGGCAATCGGAAGCCTTTCGTTTACGCTTTCTATTCACCTGATCACCAGCTCAGGTTCAATGGGCGCCCGGATCTTTCCCTTGCTGAGTTTGCCGAAACTGCAGCCTACATTTTTCCGGATTTGATGACCGGGACATGGTATGAGTGCACTGGCCGCGGGCGAGACTACATGTACAAATACGGCCGTTACGACACTGTTCCTGCCGGGGCAGTAGGCTTTGGCAATAAAAGCCGGATCGATCAGGCAAACAGCCTGGACGAAGTCGAATATGGCTCTTCTTTTGGCATGTTGGGAACCGTCTTTGACAATCGGGGCTATTCTGCTGGCTTTAGTCAGGCCAACGGAGATGATAGTTATGGAGCACGATGTTCCGTGCTTTTGCTTGACAATCAGAATAAAGTCCCTTTGGATCCATGGTCTTTAACCAAGCCAATTATCAACCTGATTTCCAACAAACAGGTTTTTTATGGCGGCGACAGCGAAGCTGCAAAAGCCAGCAATCAGGCAATATTAACGCCTCATTACCAGGCATTTGATTCTGACTTTATTTCAATGCTGATTGCAAATAGTGGAATTTGTAATGGAATCCAGGTTTTCGGCGGCGATGCTCACATTGGTTTCTATGGCTTTGAAAGAATGATCCATGACGGTAGCGGCACCTATTCGATCGGTGTTGTCTTCCCGGTAGAAAGCCATGCCAATTATCATCTACGTGAAGGCAGGACGTTTGGCCGATCCAATGCAGCTCACAACTCCAACAATGGGATCCAAATGTCCAACCCGGAGCAGTTCATTTGCTCCGGGGCGTACAGCAATACCTACCTGACAGCTCCATACGATGCTTTGCCGGCCAATTATCGGCCTGTCAGCCGCTTTCCATATCGGGGGCTTTATAGCTTGCAAAAGGTCCCGGGAGAAACCAGTAACAGTTTCACGGTGTTCAAACAGAACAATTTCCGGGATGTTCTCGGTACTCGAGGCGAGATCAATGCGATCCGGGGAAAGCAAGGGAAGCTCTTCTACTGGCAAGATGATGCTGTAGGTTATATCCCGGTGAATGAACGGGCTGTTATTCCTGCAGCACTGGGTCAGGCTACCATACTTGGCGAGGGAGGGGTCATGCAGCGTTTTGATGAACGAACCAGCCATGTCGGCTGTCAGCATCAATACAGCTTGACAGAAACGCCGGAAGGATTTGTATGGGTTGACGGCCGTAGGCGGGCATTGTATTACATGACTGTGGGCTTGGAAACTATCGATGTAGGCCAGGCAAAAAGTCTGATGGGCCATTTTAACGAGGTCCTTCAAGGCGCCGTGCTTGTCCAGGATAACCCAACGGCCTTTCAAGGCATTTCTGGGGTGTATGATCCCATCCTTCGTAGGACTTACATCACCATTCACCATGACAAACCGCTGGACAAAACCATCATTTTTGATCAGATAACTAATCAATTTGGTGGTTTATTACCATTGAATCCCAGTTTCTATCTCTCTTTTGCTGATGAGTGCTTTGCATTTACGCATCAACAAAATGAGAATCCTTTGCTTGCCGGCAACTATGTAGTAGGTGATATCCGTCAGGCTCCTGATGGCGACTTTTATGTATCGATCACCAACTACAACCAGGCGACAGCGGGAGATCCGCGGCTTTTGCCATTTCGGTGGGTACGACTGAACAACTATGGGGATGCATTTGCTATGAACCGCGGCCAAATTGGCCGGTTCTTCAATTATGTCTTCCCTTCGGTTGTGGTC